TCGTGAATGCTGAAAACGTCCAGGCGATTTTCTGGACGCTCAAGACCAACTTCAACAACGCCTTCGATGCGGCCCCCTCCACCTGGGAAAAGCTCGCGACCAAGGTGCCGTCCAGCGGCCGCGAGAATATCTACGCCTGGCTGGAACGCTTCCCGCGCATGCAGAAGTGGATCGGCGAGAAGAACGCCAAGGCACTGGCTGCCCATGGCTACACCGTGGTCAACGACGACTGGGAAGCCACCGTCGAAGTGGATCGCAACGACATCGAGGACGACCAACTCGGTCTCTATGCGCCGCAGGCACAGAATGCCGGCTTCTCGGCCAAGCAGCTGCCGGATGAGATCGTGATCGACCTGGTCAACCACGGTTTCGCAAACCCTTGCTACGACGGCCAGAGCTTCTTCAGCAATGCCCACGTGGTGGCGGGCAAAGCGGTCTCCAACTACAGCAACCTGCCGTTGTCGATTGCCGGCCAGCCTGCCGCGATGAAGACCTACGGTGCGGTACGTACCGCGATGCGCAAGATCACCGACGAGGAAGGTCGACCGCTCAACATCAACCCGAACGTGCTGCTGGTGCCCCCGGCCCTGGAAGACGTCGCCAACGCGCTGATGACCAACGAGCGTCTGAATGACGGTATGCCGAACCCGTACAAGGGCACGGCGACGGTGGTGGTCGACGCTCGCCTGACCTCGGATACCGCCTGGTTCCTGCTGGACACCACCAAGCCGATCAAGCCGCTCATCTACCAGGAACGGAAAGCCCCGGTGTTCGTGCAGCAGATCGATCCGAGCTCCGACAACGTGTTCGACCGCAAGAAATTCAAGTTCGGTGCGGAAGCACGGGCGGCTGGCGGCTACGGCTTCTGGCAGATGGCCTTCGGTTCCGACGGTACCGGCGCGGTTCCGACCTGACGGGATACCGCCGCGTGACGCCGTAAACGCGGAGGCAGGCAAACGCATCCCACGGCCTCGTTAGGGATGCGCAGAACCAACTCCAGGAGAACGTTGTGCAGAAACACACCACCACCGTGCTGCGTGTCGCAGCCAAGGCCGATGGCTATCGCCGCGAGGGCCTCAAGTTCAGTGTCGCCTCGGCGGACATCCCGCTGGCGCTGTTCTCCAGTGCCCAGCTGCACCGGCTGAAGAGCGACCCGATGCTGTCCTGCGAGGAGGTCGAAGTGGAACCGAGCCTGGAAATCAGCATGGAAGAACTGGCCGAACTGCGCGACATGGCCGCCGTTGGCGAATCCATCATGGTGCTGATTCCCGATGGAACGGCCAGTGCAGCCGACTACGTCGCGCACCTGCAGCATCAAGCCATACAGCTCACCGAACAAGCGGCCGTTGGCTCGGCCGTCCTGGCACTGGTTCCGCAGGACTGGACCGGTACCTCGACCGACTACGTGGTCTACCTGCAGGCCGAAGTGGCATCTCATGCGCTGGCTCATGAGCCGGTCAAGGAGGCGCCGGCTCATGTCGGTGCCAAAACCCCCGCCAAACCGCACGGGAAATAAGCCATGGCCTACGCAACACAGACCGACATGGTCAGCCGTTTTGGTGAGGATGAGCTGATCGCGCTCACCGACCGTGGCTTGACCGGCCAGATCGACCCCGTGGTAGTGGGGAGCGCCCTGGACGATGCCAGCGCCGAGATCGACACCTATCTGGCCGGGCGCTACACGCTGCCATTGGTCGCGGTGCCGAAGTTCATCGGCGGTCTGTGCTGCGATATCGCCCGCTATCGGCTGAGCGGGAGCAGCACGCTGGAAACCACCGTGGCACGTGACCGCTATCGCGACGCGGTGGCATTCCTGAAGCTGGCAGCAGAAGGCAAGGTGACGCTCGGCGCGATGCCGAACGGCGTGACCGTGCAGCCGGGCGAGACCATCGAGTTTCGCCAGGGCTCGCGGATCTTCAGCCGCGAAGACCGAGGTGCCTACTGATGCCGTTGCTGTTGCCGACCCCCATCATCGCGGCGGTAGAGCTGGCCATGGTCGACCGACTCCGGCAAGGCCTCGGCCGCATGGTGACCGGGGTTGAGAGCTACGGCGGGGAGTTCGACGACGAGAACCTACCCGACGTGGTCAAGCGGTTTCCCGCCGCCTGGGTCACCTTCGCGGGGGTCCGCAAAACCGACCCGGTTGGCACCAGTCGCGACAAGTGGAAAGCCGAAGGCTCGTTTGCCGTGATGGTCGGTACCCGCAGCGTGCGTAGCGAAGCGGCCTCTCGCCTGGGCGGTCCCGGAGAACGTGAGATCGGCAGCAGCCTGCTGATCTACGCCGTGCGCCGCCTGCTGACCCAGCAGGATCTCGGCCTGCCGATCAGGCAGCTGGCGCCGGGCTCGATCCGCACGCTCTACAACAGCCGGATACAGGGACAGGCATTTTCGGTATTCGCATTGGAGTTTCACACCGCATGGGTGGAAGACGCGCTGCCGCTCGGCATCTTTCCCCAGGTGGCCGACCCAACTGATCCGACCAATATGGATGCCGTCTTCGCCGCCTATGCGGGCCAGATCGACCCGGCCGACCCCGACTGGACATCGACCGCACTCAACTACTACCTCGATCCGAGCAAGGAAGATCAAGCCCCCGATGCTCAGGACATCCTCACCATGCAGCCCGCCTCTGGAGGCCCGCAATGAAAGTCAAAGCCGCACAGGGCGTGTGCGTCCCGAAGGAACGGGCGCCGCGCCAGTACATCACCGAAAAACAGGGCGTGGTGGACGTTCCTGACACGCCGTATTACCAGCTCCGGGTTCGCGATGGCGACCTGCTCCGCGTCGATGATGCCGTCACGGCAGTCGCCCTCGTGAGCGTAGCACCCGCCGCCGCCATCGCTGATGAGTCTGCTGACCCGCAACCGCTTCTGGAATCCGAGCCGCTCGCTGATGCGTCCCCGGTAGCGGACCAAGATCAGGACCAGCACGTAACCGGAGACGCCCATGGCCAGCCCGAACATCAGTTTTAACCCGATCCCGTCAAGCATCCGCAAGCCGGGCAAATATTTCGAATTCAATACGACCGGCGCCGTCAATGCGCTGCCGGGCAATACCCAGTTGGTGCTGATCATCGGCCAGCGCTTGGCCAGCGGTAACGTACCGGCGCTAGTTCCGACCGGTATCTCGTCGGACTCTGCCGCTGAAATCGCTTTTGGCGAAGGCTCCATTGCCCATCTGATGGTGCGTGCTGCCCTGACCGCCAACCCGTACCTGCAGCTCACGGTCATCGCCGTCGACGATGCGGTAGCGGGGATTGCCGCCTCGGGCTCTGTAACTCTGTCCGGGCCGGCCACGTCCAGCGGCAACCTGACGCTCTCTGTCGGCAATCAGATGGCGACCATCGCGGTCAACACAGGCGACACCGCGAACACGATGGTGACCAACCTGGTCGCCCAGTTGGCCAACCAGCCGGATCTGCCGGTCACTGCCATGGTGGATGCGACCAATCCGGCCAAGGTGGACATTACCGCCAAGAACAAAGGGCTCGCAGGCAACGGCATCGTGCTGTCGTTGCTCAGTCAGACGGCCGGGGTGACGGGGGTCGTCGCGCCGATGGCTGGCGGTCTGTCGGACCCGGATATCCAGCCGGCTCTGACTGCCGTGTTCGGCGCGGGTCACGACATTCTCATCGCCCCATTCTCGACGCAGGCGTCGCTGACCACCTTGCGCACCCACCTGGAGGCTGTGTCCGGCCCGCTGGAGCAGCGTGGTGCCATCGGCGTGGCCGGTTGGCCGGGGAGCCTGTCGACCTCGACCACCTTGGCGGGCCAGATCAACGAAGGCCGCATCACCCTCGGCTGGCACAACGGCTCGGTGAGCCCTGCGTGGCAGATCGCCGCCGCCTACGGTGCCGTGATCGCCAGCGAGGAAGACCCGGCTCGCCCGCTCAACACCCTGGCACTGACAGGGCTCGACGTCACCAATATCTCCATGCGGCCGGGTCGTGTGGATCAGGAGACGGCGTTGCACAACGGCGTGACGCCATTCGAAATCGGCCCGGGGGATGTGGTGCAGATCGTACGCGCGATCTCGACCTATACCTTGAACGCCCAAGGCATTGCCGACCCGGCGCTGCTCGATCTCACCACCATCCGCACCCTGGATTACATGCGAACAGCGTGGCGCCAGCGTATCGCCTTACGTTTCCCCCGTGACAAATTGTCCGCAAAAACCCCGGCCAAGGTGCGCTCCGAATTGCTGGACGTCGCCTACAAGGCCGAGGAGCTGGAGATCATCGAGAACGTCGATGCCAATAAGGACGGTTTCATTGTCGAGCCGGACCTGCAGAACGTGGGCCAGCTGAACGCTAAGCTCCCCTGCAACGTGGTGCCCGGCCTGCATGTGTTCGCAGGCGTGATTGATCTGATTCTGTAACGGAGGCCGTCATGGCATTAGAAGAATACGCCGGAGCGATTGTGCTGGAGGTTGATGGTCAGGAATACGAGGTCATCGACCTCGGCGTCCAGACCAAGACCGGTCGCAAGCTGGTTAAGACGATGAACAGCACCGGCCGCGCCAAGGGATTTTCCAAGGGGATCGAAGAGATCGATCTGAACCTGACGGTCGTGATCCCGCTGACCGGCGATATCGACTGGGGGGCTATTGAGGGCTCCAAGGTCACGATCTATCCGGAGAGCCCTGGGGGAACGCGGACCAGCTACCTGGACTGCTTCTCCACGGACGTGGGCGAAAAGTACTCGGTGGACAACGAAGCCCGCCGGGACATCAAGATGAACGCACTGCGCAAGGTACTCGAATGAGCGAAAACGACAACGTAACTGCCGTGGCGACAACCGATCCGGTCGCTGAAGCCGCAGCACAACTTTCGGTCCCGGCGGTTGATCCGGCCGAACAGCTCGGGCTGACCTTCCAAGGCATCAGCACTGTCAGTGGCCCGCTGTCATGCGGCGTGGAATACCCGGCTGGCTCCGGCCTGCTGCACTATGACTTCGCGCTCCGGCTGCCGATGATCGACGACAACATCGCGGTGCTGCAGAACGCGAAATCGATGTCCAACATGCAGGTGCGCACCGCCTTGTTCGCCCGCTGCCTGACTGCTCTTGGCACCATACCGGCCGAAGCGATCACCGAAGAGCTGCTCGGCAGCAGCATGGTCGACGACGACTTTGATGTGCTGGCGGCGGCCGAGGGCGCTCTCAAAAAAAAGCGGAAGCGGCCGAGCAGCAGCTTGCCGGATTCCGGCGTGCCGTCCTCCTCCTCGGACCCTACGGTATCTCCGAGTCCCGCATCCGTCAGCTGACCGAAGCGGAGCTGGACGGGTACATGGCGGTCTTGGACCGCCTGGCCCCGTCATCGACCAAGCCTCGGCCGCGATGGCCGGGGCGCTCACAGGGCTCCGCCGCTCACAGCGCCGCTATCGAGCAGAAGCAAGAACGGTTCGTCTCTAAACGCAAACCGCTGCCCCCACGATCATGAGCCAGAACTTTCTCGTTTCCCTCCTGTTGAAATACCGCGACGAACTGTCCGGGCCGCTCTCCCGCAGCCTGCAGAACGTCAAGCGGGACAGCCAAGCCACCACCGATGCCGTCAACCAGGTGGGCGAAGCCAGTGTGCGGGTGGCAGAGGTTCGGGCTCGCGAAACTGAGGTGGCTGAGCGCCTCATTCAGCGGGAGGTCGGGGTCACCTCGAAGGCGTATGAGCAGCAGGCCCAGGTCGCCGCCGAGTCGGCGGCGGCCGTGACGCGGGCGAACGATTCCAACCTGTCCAAGCGCCTGCGCGACTACCAGCGCTTCAACCGGGCCTGGGAGGCGCTCGGTCTACGTTCCGAGGCGGAGATCCAGCGCGAGATCAATCGCACCGAGGCGGCGTACCAACGCTTGGCACGCACCGGGATGATGTCCGCCGAAGAGCAGTCGCGCGCCTTCCAGCAGATGAAGCAAACCGTCGCCGAACTCAATGGCGAGATGGGCAAGATGACCCGCACCGAACGGGGCATCAAGCTATTTCAGGGCGGGGCCAATGGGCTGCGTCTGGCAGGCGAAGGGATACTGGGAGCCATCGGTGCCGCCCATGCGGTGGCCGAGCCGGTGAAGGAAACGATGGCCTTCGACCGGCATGTGGCGATGATGGCCAACACCGCGTACAACGAGCGCGATGTGGCCGGACGCCTCTCGGGCGAGTCTGAAATCCGTGGGGGGATCAAAAACGCCATCAATCTGTATGGCGGCAAGCTCGAAGAGATCACCGCGACAGCGGACAACCTGCTGTCACACAACGCGGGGTCAGATCCCGGCGTAGTGCTGCGGATGCTACCGGTCCTGCAGAAGTACGCGGCGGCCGAAGGGGCCGACCCGAACGAACTGGGCAGCGTGGCGCTGAAGGCCGTGCAGAATTTTGGCGTTAAAGAGACCGAACTCCCCCAGCTGTTCGAGATGATGATCCGTGGTGGCCATTTGGGCGGGTTCAAGATCCGCGATATGTCCAAATGGCTGCCGCAACAGATGGCTGTCGCCAAGAACTCCGGCCTATCGGGACTGGCCGGTGTTGCCCAGCTTGTCGCACTCAACGAGCGGTCGTTTACCACGGCAGGTACGGTCGATGAGGCCGGTAATAATGTGGTCGACTTCTATACCCACATGAATACCCCCCAGATGGCCCGTGCCGTTAAAAAGTACCTGCATCGGGATTGGGGCGTCATGCTGGCCAATGGTCGCGGTCAAGGGAAAGACGCGGCCCAGGTGTTTGGCGAAATGACCGAGCAGGTCATGAGCAAGGATAAGAGCTATCAGCTGCTCAAAAACAAGCTGGCCACCACCAAGGACGAAGGCGCCAGAAAGCAGACCCTTGAGGACATGCTGAACATTGTGGAAGGTTCGGCAATCGGCAAAGTGGTGCATCAGCGGCAATTCCTGCTGGCCGCCATGGCCTATTTGAACAACCCGAAAGAATACGCCCAGCAAGTCCAGAGCATCAGTACGTCCAAAGGAAACGGCGACAAGGACTTCTCCGTTATCTCGCAAACGGCGGACTACAAAACCGAGCGAGCCAAATCCATTGCCGATATCGATGAGAAAGATGCGCTGCGTGGTTTCAGTAATACCGTAGGCGATACCGCCGACAAGCTGGCCAATTACGCCGCCCAATATCCAGGACTCGCCACGGCATTGATGGGTACCAAGGTCGCCTTTGAAGGGGTGACGTCGGCCATCTTCGCCATCGGCATGGGACGCATGATCTTCGGCGCAGGTGCCGCAGCTGAAGGGGGCGCTGCTGCAGAAGGCGGTGCGGCAGCAGGAGGCGGCCTGC